ATTACGACTGCATCAGAGTTTTCTGGGGCTGGAGAAGTTGAAGGCCCCGGAACAGGTGTATCAGACTCTATTCCTGCGCGACTAAGCGACGGAGAGTTTGTTATTACCAGAAAAGCCACCGACGAAATAGGTGCTGACAATCTGCAAAAAATGATGGACCAAGCAGAGCGTGAAGCAGATAGCGAAGGTGGTATATTGCGTAAGGCAATAGGTGGACTGCTAGAAAATCCTATGCAGTCTGAAAAGGATATGGGACAAAGAGATGTCACAGACGAAGAAATTAATAAGTCTATGTTATCTGCTAACCGTATGCCGAGCCTACAGCCTTCACGTTTAAGATAATACGGCTACCTTGTATTAACAAGCCCCAAATTTTTAAAGACGTTTAAAATTGGCTACCTTGCAAGAAACAAGCCCCGTAGAAAGGAGAACGTAGATGTCCGAAGCACAACTAGAGGAGCAAGTATCAAATCCGTATAACATGAAGAAGCCTTGGCATACGCCAGATGGACCTCGCAAGCCTAAAGCAGATTCACTGTATTACGAAGATGAAGATGAACAGCCTAAGCAGGCTACCCGAAAAAAAGAAGCGGCCCCTGTAGAAGAGGAAGAAGCTCCTAGCGAAACTAACTATAAGAAGAGGTACGACGATCTAAAGAAACATTATGATTCTAAACTGAATGAGTTTAGGCAGCGAGAAGAACAGCTAAGAGCAGAAGTACAAGCTTCTGTCCCAGCTTATCAAGCTCCTAAGTCTGAAGAAGACCTTGCTAGGTTTAGAGAAGAATATCCTGATCTGTACGATACAGTAGAAACTGTAGCACACATGCGAGCAGAACAGCAAATGGAAGATATGCGGCAACGCTTTTCTGCCATTGAACAACGTGAGCTAGAGATAGCCAAGCGTGAAGCTGAGACAGCTCTGAAAGAACGACACCCGGACTTTGATGAGATTCGTGGTGACGATGCTTTCCATGACTGGGCTAAAGAACAGCCCGATCAGATTCAGGACTGGATCTATAACAATCCAGATAATGTGACATTAGCAGTCAAAGCACTTGATCTATATAAGTTAGAAACTGGACAAGCTACACCAAAAAAACGAGGCCGTCCACGTAAAGAACCTCAAGAACAAGGTTCTGCTGCTGACATGGTATCTACTAAAACAACAAGTGTAGATGCACAGCAGCCACGTATTTGGACGGAAAGTGAAATAGCTAAGATGTCCCTAGATCAGTTTGACAAGTACGAAGAAGAAATTCGTGAAGCGATGATTGAAGGTAGGGTACGTCCAGGCTAAATCTTTTCTACATTTAAGGAGATTTTAAATGGCTTTTAACGTAAGTGACCAAGGGTTTGAATCAGCTTCACCCACCAACTTTACCGGCAGCACTAATTGGCTTCCGCAAGTATACTCCAAACAAGTACTTAACTTCTTTCGTAAGGCGTCTGTAGCAGAAGCTATTACGAACACCGACTACGCTGGTGAAATTTCTAGCTACGGTGACACGGTTAAGATTATTAAAGAACCTACCATTACTGTATATCAGTATGAGCGTGGCGAAGACGTTACTCAGCAGAACCTGAGCGACACTGAGCTTACGATGGTAGTAGATGTTGCTAACGCATTTAAGTTTATTGTGGACGACATTGAATCACAGATGTCACACGTAAACTTCCGTGACGTTGCTACGTCTTCTGCAGCATATTCTTTGCGTGATGCGTTTGACGCAGGTGTAATCGCTAAGATGTTTGCTGGTATCAGCACGTCAACTCCTGACCATACTCTTGGTGCAGACAGTGCAACGCCGCTTGGCGCTAACGTCTTTGACGGCGCTGGTGCAGTTGACCTGGGTATCTCTGGTGAGACTGACCCTCTTGACCTTATGGCACGTATGGCACGTCTTCTTGACGTACAGAACGTACCCGAAGAAGGCCGTTGGTTTGTAGCAGGTCCTGACTTCTATGAGCAGCTGTCTCAGTCTGGCTCTAAGCTGTTGTCAGTAGACTACAACGCTGGTCAAGGTTCAATCCGCAACGGGTTGGTATCTTCTGGCAAACTCCGTGGATTTAGCATGTACAAGTCTAACAACATTGCTGCGCCTTCATTGGCTACTGGCAAGTGTATGGCTGGTCACATCTCTTCTACGGCTACGGCACAGACGATCACTACTACTGAAGTATTGCGAGACCAAGCAAGCTTCGGTGATATTGTTCGTGGTCTGCATGTATATGGCGCTAAAGTGCTTCGACCTGAAGCTCTTGTTGGTGCTTTCTACATCATCGACTAAAACAATTGGTAAGGGGCCTTTAACTAGGCCCCAAGCCTTTTTAAAGGATTTTAAATATATGCCTATGATTGGAAATGAGCAAAAGCCAGTAACATTTAGACAGAAGACTATTGTAGCTAAAGAAAGTCAAATGCGTAGAGGTTTTGATAAGAAAGCTTATGACTCTAACTGGGATCGTATATTTGGC